ATGAGCCAACCTCGATCGAAAAGCTGGCCATCACCCAGATCAAGCCTGACACCCTGGCCAGAGTCTCTGATGATGAGGTCCGTGAGGTGTGGCTCAGGCTGCACCAATGGTTTGCCAACGCGGTGAAGCAACGCAGGGCCACGGAGGACTTTATCAACGCAGCTGTCTGGGTCCTGGACGAGTTCAAGCGCAGGGGGTTTGAGGCCTCGGACTCACCGCTCAAGGAGGAGGCTGAAAAGCTGCGCTCCGTGCGCAAGGAAAAAGGGATCGTGGGCAGGCTGGAAAAGCTCCCCAGGGATCTGGTGGTGGTGCGGGATTTCATCTGCCTGGTGGGATCCGCAGCCAAGGGCAAGGAAGATCCCAATGACATCGATCTGCTAGTGCGCGCTCCACGTCAGGAGGATGATTGCCTGGTGCAGCTGGAAAACATCTGGCTCCCCATACGCAACGTGATGGACCCAGAAAAGCGTGATCTGCTGTCATTCCTTTGGAACGCGCAGGGAGCGCACGGCACGCACTTTCCGCTCTATGACTTGGTGTTGCGCAGGAAGGATCAGATAGAGCAAACGATCGTCAAGGCTGACAAGCCACGGAGCGCGCAGGGCCTGACGGCCTTGGATACCCAGGAGCGCACCAAGTCCCAGCGGAGGGCATTCTACAAGACAGAGGCCCAGTATAGGGAAGGCATCGATGGGGGGAGTGCCCCGTGCATCCTCTGCGCATTCTACCAGCGCAGTGGTTTGTCAGAATACCCAGGCCCTGAGACATCCTCCTGCCAGGTGGTGGAGGGCAGCGTCAACCCATTCGGAACCTGTACCCTCCACATCAATGCCCTGGCCCAGGCCAAGGCCACGCAGCAAGCCACGGAGGCTGGAACCCTCAAGGTTGACCTGGGGTGTGGGGATGCAAAGCCTGACGGGTTTTTCGGGATCGATATCAAGCCAGGCCCCAGCGTGGACAAGGTGGCCAACCTGGAATGGGGCATCCCGCTTGCCAGCAACAGCGCAGCCGTGATCCGAGCAAGCCACGTGCTGGAGCACCTCATGGACAAGGAGCACGTGATGAGGGAGATCCACCGTGTGCTCAGGCCCGGGGGTGAGCTGGTTTTTGAGGTCCCCAGCACCAAGGGTGAGGGGGCCTTTGCGCACCCTGGGCACCGCTCATTCTGGAACAAGTCCGCGTTCCTTTTCTGGGTGCAGGATGAGCTGAGGGAGGATCGGCCACGGTTCAACATCAAGGAACTTGAGGAGGTCACCCAGGGAGATCTCACCTATGTGAGGGGCACCCTGGTGAAGCCAGAACAGGTGCAAAAGGCCCTTGCCCCTGGGCAACGCTTCATCCCTCCCAAACCTGCCATGGCTGGGACCACGGAGCTGTTTGAGGTGGAGGACCTCTGGAGCTGGGCAAAGGACAAGCTCCCCATTGCCGTGGAGCCAAAGCACAATGGGTTTCGCGCTGTGGTGAACAAGGCAGGTGAGCGCGTGTCCGTGTGGTTCGAAGGGCAGATCGGCAAGGACTTGTCCGCGCGGTTCCCTGAGCTGGTGGAGGCTGTCCGCAAGCTGGAGGGAAACCTTGTCCTGGATGCTGACGTGGGCATGGAGCGCGGAGGCAAGCGCGTTCCAAGGATTGACTTGATGCGCCTCAATTCGGACAAGCCAGAGCTGAGGCCCGGGGAGCGCGTGGTCCTCACCGTGTTTGATGCCCCCTACACAGGCGAGGACTTGACGGGCAAGCCATTCAAGGAGCGGAGGCAGGAGCTGGAGCGCGTCCTGGGCCAGGGCAGCGATCTGATCAGGACCTCACCCCTGCGCTGGGTCAACAGCGTGGAGGAGCTGCGCTCAGCCGCGCGCTGGGCATTCGGTCACGATCGCTCTGAGGGCCTGGTGGCCAAGACGGCACGCGGCACCTATGAAACGGACGGTTCCACAAATGAGTGGAGCAAGCTCAAACGGGTGGCAGAAATCAAGGTGATCGTGCTCAAGGTGCAAACCACCAAGGCTGGGGATTTCAACTATTGGGGAGGCCTCCTCCCTGGTGGGTCGGACTGGGAGAACACCACGGAGCTGAATGGCCATGAATATGTGAACCTCGGCAAGACATTCAACACCAACCTCAAGGCCAAGGTTGGGGACATCCTCACGGTGCAGGTGCTGGAACTCATCCCCAATGAGGAGGCACGATCCCTGGCCTGGCTGGGTCCGATGGTGATCGATATCGATACCACGCGCTCCCAGCCCTATCTGGCAGATCAAGCCATCGATGTGACAAGGAGGGCCAACGTGCTCCAGAAGTCCACGCAGCAAGTCCCCACCAAAGGACCCAAGGGTGCGCCTGTGGCCTTTGTGGGTGCCAGTCCTGGACGGTTTGAGCTGGCCAGGCGTGAGCCCCTGGTGGGGCCAGCTGGGGAAACATTCAATGACGTGTATCTGAAACCCCTGGGCCTCAGCCGTGATCAGGTGGTGCTGGCAAACGTGGTGCCCGAGCTGTTGCTGGAGGGTGATGGACGGGTGAGGGAGCCAAACGATCAGGAGGTGGCAGAGCACCGTGAGGCGCTCCTGGCTGAGCTGCGGGATCTGAGCCCCAGGATCGTGGTGGCCCTTGGGCGCACCGCTCAGACGGCTCTGGGTGAGGCCGTGGATTTCACCCTGCCCCACCCGTCAGCCGTGCGCAGGTTCGGGGATCGCGGGGAGGTTGCACGCAAGCTGAAACGGATCAAGGAGGCCATCTCATCCAGCGTGGCAAAGCAACACCCCCGTGGGCTGGAGGAGGGAGGGGAGGACACGCGCGGTGCAGCTGCCAATGATGACTGGTTTGAAAACTGGCAGGACTACCTCCCCAAATCAGGCAAGGGGAGGTTTGTCTATCAGCACCACTGGAGGGGAATCCCTGAGGAGGACTTGGGCAAAACTGATGCCCAGCTCCTGGACACAGGCCACAGCGTGCACGGAGATCTCAGGCTCCAGGGTGAGGATGGCCTCTGGGGATGGGCTGTGCTGATTGGGAGCGCAGCCGATAACAAGGCAGCTGGTGGTGACAAGCTCCTGGGCATGAAGCCAGGGCAGCCTGAAAAACTGCGGCTGGCTGCCAAGCTCCACCAGCCCGAGGCATGGCTGGACGTGGGGGTGGGCAAGCCATTGGTGGCAGAGCCAGGAGGCGCAGGGGCCACCTCCCAGACATCAGCAAAATTCTTTGCGCTTGACCGTGGCACATATCAGCTTGGTGTGGCACGCAGGAGCGCGATCGAGATCTTTCTTGACGGAGAGCACGTCAAGGGTCGATACTTGTTACAGCTTGCAGAGTTCCCAGGTGAAGGTGGTGCGCAAGCCAGGCGCGTGTGGCTGATCGATAAGCCAGAAGATCAAACACCGATGGCTGAGCGCAGAGATCTTGGCGATGTCATAGCCGAGTTGAGGCAAAAACAGCAAAGGTTTTTGATATGGGCAAAGCCGGGTGAGAAGCCCCAGCTCATTGATGTGAAAACCGGAGATGTGCTCAAGGCCTCAATAAGGGTGCCCATCCTAAAAGCTGATCCTGAAAAGCGCATTGTGTATGGGGCTGTCCTCGATCCCTATGGGGACAATGGCCCAGAGGAGGATGCGCACGCTGACTGGATGCCCCCTGGTGAGGTTGAAAAGACAGCTCACGCATTCATGCAAGGCCCCAGGACCGTGGGGTTGCAGCATGAAAAAACCGCTGATGCAAAGGTGGTGGAGAGCTGGGTGGAGCAATACCCAACGCGTGAGGATTATCTGGCAGCCATGAAGCTGCAACCTCACAAGGTTTGGGAAAGGCCGTTCGGTTCTGACAAGGTGCATTCTGGATCGTGGTGCATGGGAGTGGAGCTGGGACCTAAGGAATGGGAGCTGTTCAAGGCAGGTGAGCTGAATGCCTTCTCCCCGGGTGGTGTTGGGATGCGCACTCCGATGTCACGATCGATCATGCCCCGTGTCACCTATGTGGAGCTGGTGGCCAGGCCCGTTTGACTTTTTGGAGGAGCACGTGGGAAATAAAGGACTGACAGCCTTGACTGACTTGCGGGCAGGTGAGGTTTCCCTTGTCACGAGAGGCGCAAACAGGAAACGGCGATTTCCAATCTACAAACAGGAGAACGGGACAATGGACGAGCAAACGATCGAGGTGCTCAAATCAGTGATGGAAACCGAGGTGGACGGGGAGGCTCAGCTGGATGAGGTTTTCAAGGCTGACAAGGTTTCCAAGAAGGGCCTTGAGGCGATCCGTGGTGCGCTGCGGATCCTCAATGGCTTCAAGGAGGAGATGCCCAAGGACGTGATGTCCAAGCTGGCAGGCCTGGCAGGGTACGCTCCCCCGGGAAAGGACGAGTATCCCAAACCCAAGGAGGATGAGATGGACAAGAACAAGGGCAAGGTGAACAAGGCAGATGAGCTGCCCCCTGAGGTCAAGGCGATCCTCGATCCGATCATGAAAGCTCAGAACGATCAGATCACCGCGCTCAAGGAGCAGATCGCCAAGTCCGATGAGGCGCTCACCAAGGAGCGGGATCAGCACGCGCTGGAGGCCTGGATCAAGAAGTGTGAGCAGGAACTCAGCTTCTATCCGGGGAAGTCCAGCGAGGACCTCGGAAAGATGCTGCACGTGCTGGCCAAGCAAGACGGCAAGCTGGCAGAGGAGCAATTCAACAGCATGAAGCAAGCCAGCGCCACGATCGAAAAGAGCGCGCTCCTCACCGACGTGGGCCTCAAACAGGGTGACACCACGCGCACGGGAGTCACCAACGGCACGGCCTGGGATGCCATCTGCAAGCTGGCTGACGGGATCGTGGAGAAGTCCGAAAAGAACGTCTCCAGACACGCAGCGGTTTCGCAGGTGCTCAAGTCCGAGAAGGGCAGGCAGCTGTATGCCCAGTATCTGGAGGAGCACCCTGCGCAGATCGAGTCTTTCAGGCGCTAAGCGCACGGACCAAACAACACGGCTCTGACTGAGCCTAAAAAAAAGGTGAGGTGAAAAATGGCATTCGAGAATCCGCATGAAATCCTTGAGGGGCTCTTGGCTGGGGAGGATCTTTCCCTGGCTCAGGACAGCCTGGTGGTGATTGACAACACGGGCAAGGCCGTGCTCAACACCGTGGCTGGTGGAATCGTGGACGGTGTGCTCCTGGGCAAACCCACCACGGGGCAGGTGGCAAGCGTGGCCTGCGGTGGACGTGCGATCGTCAAGTGCGGTGCCGCAGTGGATCCCGGGGATCCCGTGGCCTCGGACGATCAGGGCAGAGCGATCAAAGCGCTCAGCGCCACGTTTGCCTTTGGCCGTGCCCTCACGGGAACCACCACGGCTGGGGAGCGCCTAACCGTCAACCTCAAAGCCTTTGGGTTCCTGCCCTAAGGCCTGATCAGAGGAGGATCAAAACATGCCTACCAGCAACCCCACTCCGTCTGATGTCCATGTGAATCAACCCCTAACCAACATCTCCGTGGCGTATCTCCAGGATACCAGGGAGTTCATCGCCACGCAGGTGTTTCCCAACGTGCCCGTGGCAAAGAACAGCGATGTGTTCTTTGTGTTTCCCAAGGGGCAGTGGTTCCGATCGGAGGCCCGTGAGAGGCCCCTGGGCAGCGAGTCCGCAGGCACACGGTATGACGTGGAGAAGGCCCCCGCGTACAACGCCACGGTCAAGGCCCTCCATGTGGACATCGATGATCAGCTGCGCGCCAATCAGGACGCGCCTCTGGATCTGGACATGGCCAGCTCTGAGCTGGTGACCCGTGGCTTGCTCCTGCGGAGGGAAAAAGACTTCGCGGACAAGTTCTACAAGACGGGCGTCTGGACGGGATCCACCACGGGCACGGACATTGTGCCAGGCACAAAGTGGAACGCCACGGGATCCACCCCCATCAAGGACATCAGGACCCAGATGAGGAGCCTGAAAACGAAATCGGGTTTCAGGCCCAACAAGCTGATCCTCGGTGAGGATGTTTGGGATGCCATCCAGGACAACGGCGATTTCCTCGATCGCATCTCGATCAGCCGTGACAAAATCGTGACCCTTGACCTCCTGGCCACGGTGCTGGGTCTGCCCCCGGGTGGCGTGCTGGTGGCAGGCGCGATCCAGAACATCGCGATCGAGGGAGCACCGAGCGGGGATGATCTGCGCCTGCTGTTCCAGGACGCTGCCCTCCTGTGCTACGCAGCCGATCGGCCTTCCCTCATGATGCCCTCCGCTGGGTACACCTTCAGCTGGACGGGCTATCTGGGGGCCTCCGCAGATGGCCTCAGGATGCTCCGTTTCAGAATGCAGCATCTGCGCTCCGATCGGATCGAGGGTGAGATGGCTTATGACCTGCAAGTCATCGCCTCCGATCTGGGTGTGTTCTTTGACAACGTGCTGTCCTGATGACATCCAGGCCTTGACGTGGTAAGACGGTTCCACGTGACGGAACCGTGCGCACGCAAGGAGGATCATCCATGGGTTGGATTGCCACCAAAGCAATAAGAGTCTTGAGGGCTGGGTCCTATGTGGATTTGAGGCCAGGAGATCCGTGTCCAGAGGCTGAGACATGGCCTAACCTTGGCGCCTGGGAGCGCACGGGATACGTGCGCAAGGTGCCCGATGCGCCCAGTGCAGCTCCAGCCGTGGCTGTTGCCCAGGCCACGCGCACGCTGCCCGAGCTGCCCAAGGCATGTCAGGAGCCTGTGCCCCTCAAACCACTGCCCCAGGTGCAGGTGGCCACGCACCACCAGCCGCAGCGTGAGGCCTCCCCACATCGGTGGGGAACGCGTGAGCTGCGCAGGAAGTCTAAGGAGGAGCTGGTGGAGCTGGCTGCACGGCACGGAGTCAGGGGTGCAGGAGTCCTCAAACGGGATGACATCATCCAAGCAATCAGAGAAGCCCAGGGGTGACCCATGAAATGGACGTACAGTGGAGACCCAGCCACCTCATCATTGGATGAAACGCGTTTCCTGATCGGTGACACCGAAAAGGAAAAGCCTCAGGTGTCTGATGATGAGGTGTTCTGGGCCATCCAGAAGGCAGAGAATGACACCACAGGCGCAGCCGTCCTGCTGTGCCAGCACCTGGCAAGGAAGTATTCCAGGCTTGCTGATTGCTCCGTTGGTGACGTATCAAGGAGCTGTTCCCAGATCGCCAAAGCCTACAAGGATCGTGCTGATGAATTGACCTCTGACTCGCAACAGATCGGGATGGCCCTCCCCAGCTTTGGTGGCCTGTCGCTTGGCGAAAAAACGGCCTTGTCTGAAAACACCGATGCTGTGCAGCCTGCGTTTTCCGTGGGCATGGATGACAACCCTGGAGCACCACTGGGACGTGAACCTGGAGGGGTTTGATGGCTGGAGGAAAGCCCACAGTCATTGTAAAGGATCTTGGCTGGAATAGGATCGTCAGGGTGGCAAAGCGCTATGCTGGCCTAGGTGGACTTGGCGTGTCCGTGGGCATCCAGGGCCAGGCAGCGCAGGAGGAGAAGGCCGTGCCCCCCGGGGAGGCACCTCCTGCAAGCCCAGTCACCAACGTGCTGGTGGCCAGCGTGCATGAATTTGGGGCACCGTCCAAAGGCATCCCTGAGCGCTCGTTTCTCCGCTCCACCTTTGACGCCAACATGGCCCAGTATGAACGGAGGCTCATGGAGATCTCAGCGCTGGGCCTGGAGGGGCAGCGCATTGAAGGACACCTTTTCCTCCTGGGGGAGCGCGCGCGGAGGGATGTGATCCGCAAGCTGCAATCGGACATCCCCCCAAAAACCCAGAGGCAGCTTGACCCAAACGATCCAAAGCGCATGGACCCAGCGCTGTTTGACACGGGCCAGCTTTGGAACTCGATCACTGCGGTGTTGCTTGACCTCAAGTCCTTTGGGGGTGGAGCGTGACATCCTGTTTCTGTGATGTTGTCCCGTGCCTTTGCGGGATGGGTGAAAAGCTGCGCATCCTGCGCAGGCTCCCTGGGGTGTACGATGAGAACGGAAGGTGGACGGAAGGTGAACCCACGGTGATCGATCTGATCGCTGTGGTGCAGCCCCTGAAAGCCCATGAGATGGTGCGAGTTCCAGAGGGCAGGAGGAGCACGGGCACGCTCAAACTGTACTCACCCACCAAGTTCCAGACGGCTGACGTGAAATTGCAGCGTCAGCCCGATCGGTTCTGTTGGCATGGGGATGAGTATGAGATCCTATCCGTGGAGGATTGGGCGCAAGGTGGATTTTATAAGGCAATCGCTGTGGAGGTTGGGCAATGACGTTTGACCTGAGCGTGCCAGATAACCTCACTCCTCCGATTAACATGGAGGATTTTGAGGACACGGTGCACAGCTGGTTTGCTGATGCGATCGGCCTTGTGGCTGTGTGGCGTGACATGGCAGCTCCCCAGCCTCCCTATCCATACGGCTCATTGTTGATCACCACTGGACCGATACCAGCCTCACCGCGCTGGGAACAGCGTTATACGCTCGATCCGTCCAGGCCAGAGGGCCAGGAAATTGAGGCTGAGGTGTGCGTGCCTTGCGCGATCGTTGTCAATTGTCAGGTGTACGTGGGGCAGCCGTGCGCGCGTGGAGCGCTGAAAAAGGCAACCCACTATTTGACGATCGCGCAGTCCAGCCTGGGGTTGCCAAGCGTGCTCCAGACGTTCCAGGACGCTGGGATCGCTGTGGTGCGTCCTGAGGCTGTGCTCAACATCGATGCCCTCATTGAGGATGCCTATGTATCGCGCGCCTCCATGGATGTGCGCTTTGCTGCCAGTTTGAGCTTGCGGGAATATCTGGGCTACATTGAACGTGTCCACGCCAAGTCAGAGAGCCTGGGTGTGGATCAAACCTTTGGGAGGATTTGAGCCATGAGTCTATCCGATATCGTGCAGGTAACCATCACCGCTCAGACCACGGCACCCACCCGGGCAGGGTTTGGCGTGCCCCTTGTGATGGCCTTTCACTCCGTGTTCACCGAGCGCGCGCGCGTGTACTCCAGCGTGGATGCCATGATCACCGATGGCTTCACAGCCACGGATGAGGCCGTGCTGGCAGTCCAAGCGCTGTTCGCTCAGAACCCGAGGCCCACCCAGGTGGTGGTGGGCAGGGAAGTGAACAGGGAGAAAAAGAAGATCAACCTGACGCTTCCCTCGGTGCTGAGGGCATCCTTCCCGTACACCGTCTATGTCAACGGGCAGGAGGCCACCTATACCACCGATGCCAGCCCCACCGTGGCCGAAATCACCGCAGGCCTCAAGGTTGCCATCGATGCCCTCAGCGAGCCTGTCACCACCACGGACAACGCCACGGATCTGGACATCGAAGCCAACACGATCGCGGTGCCCTTCACCTTCCACGTCAAGGATCCTGCGGACATCTACCAGGAGAACGTGACCCCCGATGGGTCTCCTGACGGGATCGTGGCTGACATCGCAGCCGTGCGTGAGGAAAATGACACGTGGTATGGGCTCATCCTCACCAACGCAAGCAAGCCCTGTGTTCTGGCTGCGGCTGCGTACATTGAGGCCACGTTCAAGATCATGGTGACCCAGAGCGCGGACACGGGGATGCTGCTCTCCACCGTGACGGATGACGTGGCCTCCGAGCTGCAAACCGCAGGGTATGCGCGCACAGCCATCATCTACCATCCCAAGGAGCAACAGCACGCTGGGGCAGCGTGGATGGGGAAGTGCCTGCCCAAGGATCCTGGGTCCATCACGTGGAAATTCAAAACGCTGGCAGGCGTGGACAGCGTGGATCTGACGGACACCGAGGTCACCAATCTGGAGGCCAAGGATGCGAATCACTACACCACGATCGCTGGGATCGCAATCACCCAGCAAGGCGTGACCTCTGCGGGTGAGTTCATCGATGTGACCCAGAGCGTGGACTTCATGAGGGCCAGGCTCCAGGAGTACATCTATTCGCGCCTGGCCAACACGGACAAGGTGCCTTTCACGGATCCAGGGATCGCGATCGTGGAGGCAGAGGTCCGCGCTGTCATGGTGCTCTGTGTGAATCAGGGGATCCTGGCTGCGGATCCCGCTCCCACCGTGTCCGTGCCCAGGGCAGCTGACGTGTCCATGATCGATAAGGCTGCGCGCCTCCTGCCTGATGTGAAGTTTGAGGCAACCCTGGCAGGCGCGATTCACAAGGTGATCGTCAACGGCACCGTTTCGGTGTAACCAAGGAGGAGGCGCAAGATGGCACTTCACACGTATGACGCTGCACAGGTTGCGATCGTATTCGCGGGAATCCCCGTGGATGGGTTCGCAGATGGCACGTTCTTGAGCGTGGAGCAAAACGAGGACAGTTTTTCCCTCCAGGTGGGAACCGATGGGGAAGGGTGCCGATCGAAGTCCAACAACAGATCGGGACGAGTCACCTTCACCCTGGGGCAGTGGAGCAAGACAAACGATCTGCTCTCCGCGCTGCACCAGCTGGATATCAACACCCCCAACGGAGATGGGATCGGGCCTCTGCTGATCAAGGACCTCAGCGGCACCTCGCTATACGCGGCTGAGAAGGCCTGGATCGTCAAGCCCCCTGCGGCTGCCTTTGCCCGTGAGGCAGAGAGCCGAGAGTGGATCATTGAGACCCACGATCTGCAACAATTCCATGGGAGCAATTGAGGGAGCGCTGAGGCATGACACAGTTTGACGGTGAAACGCGAGAGCTGGAGGGGAACAAATACACGATCTACATGCTGGGGCCAATGGTATCCCACGATCTGTTGGTGGACGTTTCCAAGATGGTGGGGCCTGCCCTGGGTCCAGTGATGGACGTGTTCCTGGGTGGTGCCGCAGCTGGCAAGGACGTGGCCAACACCGAGCTTGACGCTGGCTTTTTCAGCAAGGCAGCCGCTGCCTTTTTCGGAGGGATAGACAAGGCCACGATCCGAAACGTGATCACCACCATGGCAGAGGCAACCCACGTGGACGGCAAACCCCTCAAGGGAATTTTTGAGATCCATTTCAGGGGCAGGTTGCACGTCATGTACATGTGGCTGGCCTTTGCATTTGAGGTGCAATGGGGAAAGTCCTTAGGCGCCTTGGTGAACACCATCCAAACCAAAGGCGCAAGGCTAGGGATGGCTCAGGCGTCCCAGTCCCAGGGCACCTAAACTGGATGGTGTGGAGGCTGGTGATCGAGCGCGTGTCCACCCTCCAGGAGGTGCTTGGCTTCTATGATCTGAATGACGTTCTTGACGCGCATGAAGCCCTGGATCTGCGGGATGAAGCTGAGCGCAGGGCCATGGAGTCCTCCAGGAAAGGCAGGTAAGGCTGGATGATTGTCAAACAGCTCACAGCCCTCCTTGGGTTCAAGGTAGATGAGGGGAGCGTGGCCAAGGCCAACGCCTCCATGGGCAACATGGTGGAGGTGGCAAAGCGTGCAGCTGTTGCCTTTGGTGTGTTCAAGACATTCCAGTTTTTCAGCAACCTTGGTGAACAGGTTGCAAAGCTGGGTGATCAATTCAGCGAAATGTCAGCGCGCACCAAGGTCAGCGTGCAGACCCTCCAGGCCTGGGCCTACGGTGCAGAGACCACAGGGGCCAGCCTGGGGGATCTGGAGGTTGCCCTCAAAACGCTGTCACGCACAGCCGTTGACGCGGGGAAGGGTTCCAAGGAAACAGCTGATGCCTATGCGCGCCTTGGCGTCAACGTCAAAAAAGCTGACGGCACGATCGCCACATCTGAGGAGCTGTTCATCGGTGTTGCTGAGGGACTCTCAGGCGTGGAGGATGAGTCCCTAAAAACCGCTCTGGCGCTCAAGGTCCTGGGAAAGAACGGGCAGATGTTGCTCCCCATGCTGGAGGGTGGCTCCCAGGGCCTTGACGATCTGATGGTGAAAGCAAAGGCCCTTGGCGTGGTGATGGATGAGGACCTCATCCAGATGACACGTGAGTATGATGATGCTGCTGATGAAAATAAGGCAGCGATCCAGGGCCTCAAGAACGCAATGGGAAAAGGCATCATCCCCCCGCTCATCCAGGCCAAGCGCAGGATGACGGAATGGATCAAGGTAAACAAGGAGTGGATCGCGCAGAGCTTTGGGAGGTGGCTGGGGCAGATGGGACAAGCGCTTGTCCGCACCAGACAGCTCCTCATGGATGTCACCAGCGCTGTTGCCAATTGGACAAAACAGCTTGACCCTCTGCAAAAAAAGTTCCTGGCCCTTGGTGTTGCGGCTGCCATTGTGGCTGCCCTCCTGGCCCTCCCTGGTGGAATGTTTCTGCTGATCGCTGGGCTCATCTGGCTCCTCATCGATGATTTCCAGACGTGGCGCGAGGGTGGCAAGTCAGCGATCGGAGATCTCATCAAGTGGTTTGAGGATCTGATCAACAAAATCCCTGGACTTGGATCAGCCATCAAGGCCGTGGGCACGATCGTTTATTCGGTGTTCAAGTACATCACGGACATCATCTATTCATTCTTTGGGTTCCTGATGGTGGCCTGGGATGAGGGCTGGATGGCTGCTTTCCGTTGGCTCATGGATACCTGGACCAAGGCCTGGAGCGATTTGGTGGCAGCGCTCTGGCCCATCCTGAGCGCGATCTGGACCAATGTCTCCACGCTGTTTGTGGAGCTGGGCACCTGGATCTGGGGTTGGGCCAAGAACGTATGGAAACCCATTGGGGACTTTTTCAGCGAAACCTGGGATGGGATTGTCAGCGGACTCAGCAAGGCGCTCAAGATCATGGGTTCCTTCCTGAGCGATTTTGTGACAAACGCTATCGCGTTCTATCTGTACCCATTCAAAAAAATCTACTCATGGGTTTCAAAGCTGTTCGGCAAGGGCAAGGGAGCTGAGCTGGAGGCCGAGCTGGGCCAGCCTGCCCAGCCAGCTGGAGGCGCAGGAGCCACGGCTGGAGCTGGAGCTGGTGGCAAATGGCCTGGGCCTGAGGCTCAAACCCCTGGGCTCCAGGTGGTGCCCCTGGTGCAGCCCCAGGCCCCTGGGCTCAAGGTGGTGCCTCTGATGCCCCCCCAGGCCCCTGCGCCCAGGTTCCCCATGCGTGAGCTTGCTGGGCTCAACAGGGTGGCCACGGCTGGCCCTCAGGCCATGTATCCCCAGTCCGTGGCAGCTGCCCCAGCACGGGCACCTTTGACGCTGGCTCCTCAGACATCGATTGATGTCAAGGTCCAGGCCACCCCCGGAATGGATGAGGAGGCCCTGGCCCGTGCCGTGGCAAAACACGTGGAGGATGCCACGGAAAACCAGTATCGCTCAGCGCTCCAGGCGCTCACCCCCGCAGCCGCAGCCACAGGAGGTTGATCAGGCATGGGACTCACTGAGCTGATTTTCGGACCCAAGACTCACTTGACCGTGGGGGTGGTGCAGTTTGACGCCTCGGTGAGTGAGACCCACACGCGGGAATGTGAAATCTGTGATCATCCCGTGGAGGAGGGGGCCACCATCAGCGATCACATCAGGCGCACTCCCGAGCGCCTGGAGGTCAACGGGATCGTCACCAATCACCCCCTGGTATTCCTGGCCAGCGTGCAGGCAGTTTCCCCGCTCACGGATGACATGAGCCCCGTGACGGATCGCGCTGAGGTTGCCTATTTCAAGCTGGCTGAGCTGATGGACACGGGCCAGCTGGTGACCGTGATAACCTCACTGCGCGAATACCAAAACATGGCCATCGTGTCCATGAGCGTGACCCGTGACGTGCAGACGGGGAACGTCCTAAATTGCTCCCTGGGCTTGCGGGAAATCATCATCGCTCAGACGGAAACGGTAGCTGCACCAGTCCCAGAAAAGACGGTGCAGAAACGGAAAAAGGACAAGGGCAAGAAGGTTGCGCAGGAAACTCCCAAGGATGCGCAGTCAATTCTGTCCAGAGTCCTCGGATTCTTTGGAGCGTGAGCCATGGCATTGATGAGCATCCCAACCCCCAACGCAAGCGTGGACGCAAATATCTTTTTTGTGGTGGAGCTGGATGGTGCGGAATACCAGCTTTTCATGAAATACAATGAGCGTGAGGATGCCTGGTATCTGGACGTGGCGGACACCTACGGAAACCCGATCCGCTCTGGCATGAAAATGGTTTGCAATTTTCCATTCATGCGCACGTGCATGATCGAGACCAGACCTCCTGGGGAGTTCCTTGCGCTGGACACGTTGACGCCTCCCCGGGATCCAGGCCTCACGGACATGGATCAGCGGATCGAGCTGGTATATGAGGAGGCAGAGAGCTTGCCCTCATGAGTGAACTATTCAACAGGGATGTGGCGATCACCGTGGGCACCATCAAGATTGCCTCACGGGTCAAGGCCTCTGGCTCTGATGAGCTGGTGAGCAAGCCCACCCTGCGCGTCACCTTCTCTGTTGAGAAGTCCTTGAACCGCGATCCAAACAAGGCAGAGGTGGTGATCTACAATCTCAATGAGGAGCACCGAAAAAGCCTACAAAAGAAAAACGTGCCGTGCATCATTGAGGCTGGATATGTGGGATCCCTTGAAAAGATTTTCAGCGGAGATCTCGCCTATGCCAGCAATAACCGTGACGGGGTGAGCTGGGTGAGCAAGCTGCAAAGCAAGGATGGTGGGGACAAGTACAGCTCAGCGCGCATGTCCAAATCATTCGGGCCTGGCACTCAATTCAAGCAAGTCCTCAAACAGGCAGCTGAGTCCCTGGGGGTCGGGCCAGGCAACACCAGGGATGCGATTTCTGGTGTGCTCCGTGGGGGCCTCACTCAATTCACCAAGGGTGTCACCCTGACGGGCAAGGTGTCCGACGTGCTGGACAAGCTGGTGCCCACGGCTGGCCTTGAGTGGAGCATCCAAGACGGGCAGCTCCAGATCCTTCCCTTGAAAGGCGTGACCCAGCAAACGGTGATCGTGCTCAGTCCTGACAGTGGGATGGTGGGTTCTCCCGAGCTGGGGGAGAAGGGGATTGTCAAGATCAAGTCCTTGCTGATGGGTGGGCTGACGCCTGGGCGCAAGCTCAAGATAGAGGCCTCCCTGGTAACGGGATTCTTTCGGATCGAGAAAGTCAAGCATTTTGGTGACACGTGGGGATCTGATTGGTACAGTGAGGTGGAGGCAAAGCCGATATGAGAATGGGCAACACGCGCAGCCCCTCCCTTGAGGAGGTCCTCAGGATGGCCACCCATCAAGCCCTGTTTGATGTGCACACCGCACTCCCAGGCAAGGTGGAAAAGTATGATGAGCGGACCCAGAAGGCTGATGTCAAGCCTCTATTGAAGCGCACGGTGATCAATGATGACGGCACCGAGCTGTCCGAAACCCTCCCCGTCATCTCTGACGTTCCAGTCCTGTTCCCACGGGCTGGTGGCTTTTTCATTTCCTTCCCCGTCCAGCCTGGGGACTTTGTGCTCCTGGTTTTCTGTGAGCGCTCCATTGACAAGTTCACCGCTGGCACTGGTGGTGAGGTGGATCCCGTGGATCTGAGGATGCACGATCTGAGCGATGCTGTGGCTCTGCCAGCGTTCTACCCATTCAGCCGTCCCATCAAGGATGCCAACCCTGATGACTTGGTGCTGGGGCAGGATGGTGGAGGCGCGCAGCTGGCCATCAAGGATGGGGGCAAGGTGGAGATCACCTTTGACAAGGGCAACACCCTGGCCCTGGAGGGAATGGGTGCAGGCGCAAAGCTGACGCTGGGAGATGGTGCAAAGCACGTGGCGATCGTGGAGGCCCTCCAGGCGCTCTGGGGAAACCTCAAGGTGGCCCTTGACCTCTGGGGGAGCCCAGCCACGGGACACGTGCACACCAGCGCAGCCCCTGGGCTCCCTACCAGCCAACCCCTCGCAGCGCTCACCACGCCTGCCTGGGATCCCAGCATCGCATCCAGCAAAGTGAGCATCCCAAATGGATGAGGTTTGAATGGACATCAAGCTGACAACCTCTGGAGATGTGGCGATCGAGAATGACGATCTGGTGCTGGTGGATGGTGCTGATGCCATCGCTCAGGAAATCACGATCAGGCTCCAGTTTTTCCTCGGTGAGTGGTTCCTGGACAAGCGCCAAGGCGTTCCCTATTTTGAAAAAATCCTGGGCCAGAAACCCAGGCTGCCTGTCATCAAGTCGATTTTCAGGGATGCCATCCTGAGCACACCAGGGGTGCAGAGCGTGAGCGATCTGTCCGTGACTTATGACGGGGTTGGACGCGTGCTCAGCGTCACGTTCAATGCTGTCAGCACGGAAGGCCCGATCACCTATAACAGGGAGCTGATCCTATGACATTCGGTGTCACCCCAGAGGGGTTTTCCAAAAAGACCCTGGACGATATCCTGGCAGAGATTGAGGCCGATGAGCGTGCGATCCTCAGCCCTACCTTGAACGTCCTAGCCTCATCGGTTTTCGGGCAATTCAATGGCATCTTTGCGGACAAGCTCCGTGAGATGTGGGATCTGGCAGAGGCTGTGTATAGGTCCCAGTATCCTGACAGCGCAAACGGGGAGGCCCTGGATCAGGTGGCATCGATCACGGGCTGCACGCGCCTCCCTGCAACGCACAGCCTTGTCACCCTCGATCGCCTCTACCTGGACGCTGGAACCACGATCCCAGCTGGTAGCATTGTCAGCGTTGGCAACCTCGGTGCGCGGTTTCAGATCACGGAAACCGTGGCCAACGCAGGGAGCGCTCCAGCCACGTTCTCAGCCCTGGCAGAGTCCGAGGATTTCGGTGTCATCCAGGGTGTCTCCACCACCATTGACACCATCGTGACCCCCATCGCAGGCTGGAGGGCTGCGGCTGCGCTCACGTCAGGGAACGCTGAGCCATACGCACTGAGCGATGGGGACACCCTCCAGATCCAGATCGATGGTGGCATCCTCCAGACGATCACGTTTCTGACTGGTGACTTTGTAGACATCAGCAACGCCACAGCAACAGAGGTGGCAGCCGTCATTCAGGCCAACCTTGATGACGGCACCGCGATCGATGCTGCGGGGAGCGTGCGCGTGTCCTCCGATCTGGAGGGCACAGGCTCATCCGTCCAGATCATCGGAGGAAGTGGAAACGCTGCCCTGGGGTTTGTGACCGATCTGATCAAAGGGTTCAATTCCCTGGACGCTGTGGTGGGCAGGGAAATCGAAACTGACGCTGACTTTCGGATCAGGCGGATCGAGCTGTTGCGCGTCACAGGCGCAGGAACAATGGAGGCCATACGCGCGCGTGTGCGTGAGGTGGATGATGTAATCCAGGCTTTCATCTTTGAAAATGTCACCATGGTGACGGACATAAACGGACTGCCTCCCAAGTCATTTGAGGTGGTGGTTTCCGGGGGTGACGATCAGGAAATTGCTGACGTGATCTGGCTGTGCAAACCAGCTGGGATCGAGACATTCGGATCAACCTCCATGAGCGTTCTGGACTCCATGGGATTTCTGCACACCGTGAATTTCTCCAGGCCCACGGAGGTGCCGATCTGGATAGAATTGACGGTAACAAAAAACCCTGTCACCTTCCCCATAGATGGGGAGGCCCAGATCAAGGCAGCGCTCAAGGCTTATGGTGACGCGCTCCAGATCGGTGATGACGTGATCGCTCTGCAATTCAAGTGCGTTCCATTGTCCGTGGGAGGTGTGGTGGATGTCACGATTTTCAAAATAGACACCATCAATCCACCAGTGAACACTGGAAACATCAGCGTGCTGTTCCGAGATCTCGCAACCTTTGACACGTCACGGATCACCGTGACAGTGGTGTGATCCCATGGGTATTGTCTACAAGGACGCGCACTCCACCGAGGCCCTGGCCAGGCTGATATCTCAATTCAAGGGCAAGCCAAACCTGGAGGCCATCCTCAGCGTGGTGATCAAACAGGTGCAGGACCTTGAGAACGTCAGCTTTGAACTTCTCACCGAGCGATTCATTGACGTGGCAGAGGGTGCACAGGTTGACGGGTTTGGAGCGATCGTGGGTGAGGCCCGTGAGGGCAGAGGGGATCCTGAGTACAAAACTGCAATCAAGGCCAGGATGCAATTGAACCTAGGGAACGGCACCCCTGAGGATATCATCCAGCTCATCCGTGGCATCGCTGGTGACGTGCGTGTGCGCATCTATGACTTTTACCCTGCGGCATTCATGGCTGAGATTGTGGATCCGCTCGATCCAGCCATCGTGGATCCGTCACGGATCCTGGGCATTGTCCAGGCAGGCAAGCCAGCTGGGGTGTGGTGCATTGTTGCCTTTGGCGTCATTGGTTCATTCCGCTTTGACGCTGGCCCTGGATTTGACATTGGCAAATATGGAGGAGCACTAGGATGACGGCCACCTATACCAAACCGGCAAAGACCCCCCGATGGGCTGACACCTCCAGCAACATCCTTGAGCCACCCGAGGCCAAGAAGGATGAGGGCTGGCTGTTCGAGGAAATCCCCCCCAGCTCGTTTGAGAACTGGAGGACAAACCTGGCAGGATCTTGGGTCAAGTGGATTGATGAGCGCCTGTTTGACGGGGCCAGCAAGGATCAGCTCCTCATCAAGTCACCAGGCAGCGCAGTCAACGCGCTCCTCATCACGGACACCTATGTCAAGTCACACCTGGATTTCAGGGTGGAAGGTGATGATCTGGGCATGGAGGTGGACGGCACCAGCTCAAGGCGCATCTACTTTGACGCGGCAAAACAGAACTGGCTGGGATACAACCTGGGCGCCTCCAGAGTGGAGCTGTACGCAGGGGGTGCCTTGGCCCTCTGGGCTGATGCCACGCAGTGTTTTATCAATGGGGACATTGTGCTGGGTGACGATCTGAGCGTGCCAGGTGGCTTGTCCGTTGGGATCGCAACCCCCACCATCGTGGATGACGTGATCCAGCTGGGTGACGCGGATCTCAGATGGGAATTGAACGCGGGCAGTCCACAATTTGTTTTCGATCACTTTGGTGGGACAATCGATGCACTCAGGTTTGATAGAGTCAACAGCCGTTTCTCATGGCTGATCGCCAACACGGAGGAGGCGCGCTTATCGGCCTCTGGCCTGGCCATCGCAAACGGCCTCTATGTCGGAGATGTCGCTGGCACCCTAACCGATAACGTGATCGTGGCTGAGGGATCGGGTGGATTTGGTGGATCCCTGAGAGTAGGGTTTGCAGGAGCTTCCATCCTTTCAGGCGTTTTGGAAATCGGAGATACACAATTCTACCTCCGACAACAAAGCGGGAACCCAAGTATCACTTTTGATTCTAACGATGGTTTCAATTTCGATCGAACCCAGAACAGATTAGCGCTCAATGTAAATGTGGGTGTCAGAGTTTGGATGGGTGAGTCTGGCATGACGGTTTTGAACGGCCTCTATGTTGGCGGGGCTGGCTGGCCAGTCACGGATGACAGGATCACCTGCGAGGGTGACGGGGTTTTTTGGGGTGGCCTGCGTGTTGGCTTCTCTGGATCTCCCACGGCTGACAGAATAGAGCTGGGTGACCCAAACATGTTTTTGCAGTTTGCAGCCGATGTGTGTGAATTTGACTTTGCAGCTGGCAGCTCGTTTTCTTTCAGCCGGATAAATTCGCGCTATGCCTGGCTCATCGGCACCACCGAAAAAATGAGGCTGTCCACCTACGGACTGTCAATCGGAAACGGCCTCTATGTAGGGGATGCCACGGTGCAGCCTTCCGACAATGAGGTATATGCGGAGGGCTATGTCAAGGCCATGGGTGGCAGGCTATACCTTGGCGCAAATGATTATCTGAGCTGGGATGAAACCAATCTCCAAACGATCCTCAATGGCGTGGAACAGTCCAGGCTGTCATCCATCGGACTTGCCATTGCCGCAGGGTTGTACGTCGGATCAGCGTCTGGCACTCCTCCTAACAGCGATTCGATCTATGCTGAGGGAAACGTGCAATGTGGCTCCATGCTGTACGGTGCAACCTTAGGAGCTGCGGGAACTCCGATCGGGAGTGGTTACCAGACCAACGCCTACGTGACCCATCTTTACCAAGTCAATCACGCAAATTCCATAATCGAAGTCCACAATCACCTTGTCCCCACCACGTCCAATGATTTCAGCCTGGGAAGCGATGCCCTTCTAAAATATTGGAGCGCGATCTATGCAATCTCAGGGAAATTTTTTGCCGTCCAGATTGGCAGTGGGATCCCATTGGGTGCCTCTGCCGGATATCTAAAATATTCGGGATACACCGTGGATAAAACCGGAACCAATTATCCAGGGGTGATCGAGTCAGACATTTGGTATACCTTCACTGTGGTGAAGTGGATCAAGGTTTGCCTTGCTGCGTATGAAATGGCAATCCCATGCTTCGATTGGGGAGAGGCAACCTACGTTTCCCCGTGATAGGTTAGAACAGGAAAACACTAGACAGGAGGTTATAACATGGGAATCGGAGATGTTGCTGCGGGATTGGCGCTTGGTAAGAAGTACAGGATCCCGCGCCTGGGGACAAGCTGGGTAGAGGTCAAGGAAATTGAGCCTGGAAAATCAATCGTGGCTCAAGTACAGGAGGGGGGAACCTTCCACAAGTTTGTTTGTCCTGGTGATGACATCATGAGAACGGACTGGGTGGAAGTAACCTAATAACGCGATCGGAGGCCGAAAGTGAATCAGAAAGAAGGGAATGATTATCTGTTTGACCTGATCCAGAATAAGGTCAAGCCTGGATCTGAAACGGAGGAAATGGCCCTTGCCAAATTCAAACAGTGCATTGAGACAGAGCGCGATCTGCGTGACCGTGTGAGCACTCTGAGCACTGAGCTGGACGCTGCAAAGGTGCGCCTCAATGGACTGGCTGGGGCAAGGGAAGCGCTCTCCCAGATCCTGGTGGAGGCAGAAGCCAAACGGAGATCCACGGTCAAGGATCTGCACGTTGTCAAGGAGGCCAAGGAGGCAAAGGATTCAACGGACATCAAAAAGGCTGTTGAGTCAGCCCTGGGAGTGAAGGTTGACTCAGCCGAGGTTGTCAACGCAAGACATAAAACCAAGGAGGGCTGAAATGAAACGGACCCAGTATCTCCTGATCCTGTTGCTGTGCGCGCTGCCTGTTTTGGCGTGCGCAGCTGACAGCGCACTGACACCGCAGGACCCACCCCTGAGCCAGAGCGCCCAGGTGGCACTCACGATCCTGGGGATGCTGGGATCCGTGATCACTGCCTTGCTTGCATGGGTTGGCGTGCACGCTTCATCTTGGCTGAAAGCGAAAAGCAAAAATGAGACCGTTGGTGGTATGCTGGCACGGACATCTGACATGTTGTTTGCGCTGATCCGTGAGGCCGAGCAAACAGCCGTTTATGAGCTAAGGAAGGCCAAGGATCCCCGCAGCCCAGGTGGAGCGGTGATCACGCAGTCAGAAGGGAAACAGATCAAGGAGGCTGTGATCACCAAGTTCAAGGAGCTGTGGGGGCCAAAGGGCCTGGAGGAGCTGGCCAAGGTTCTGGGCCTCACATCGGATGGGCTCACCAAGTATCTCAATGCCAAGGTGGAGGAGGCCTGCCTGGTGGAGAATTCCAGGAACCCTCCTTGACCCCCGCGTTGACGCCAAGCGCCTTGAGCGCGGGGATCGATCGAGCGTTGGCGCTCCCAGTCCCAAAGGCTGGAGGGAGTGCAGGAGTTCTTGACCTGGGCATAAAAGCTGGGCCAGAGTCAATGATAGGGTATCTGGAAATGGTGCATCGGTTCAAAGCTGAGCGCGTCAACCTGGCTGGGTTTGCCCAGGCCTGGGCTGGGGTGACGCGCACGGAGCTGGGCTGGGATCGTGACTTTGGAGCCATGGCTGGGCTGAGGGTGAGCTGGTGAACTCTGACACCTCATTGATGGTGAACTTGGTGGGCAACCTTGGCGCGCTAGGGTTTATCTTTTGGCTGGTGTGGCGCACGTTCAATCACACGATCCCGCGCCTGGCTGAGTCCTTTGAAAAAGGGATCTCAGAACAGAGGCAGGATCACCGTGCAGAGCTTGACCGTGCACGGGCAGAATACTTGCAGGCCCTGGCCACCCAGCGCAAGGAGTTCACCGATCAGCTGGAGCGTGAGCGCGCGTTCCACAGTGAGCACGGTGCAGCGCTGAGCGCTGCCATCAAGGAGCTGGCCCTGGAGCTGCGCCATGAGTGATCAGACCCTCGGACTCATCGCCTTGTCCGTGGCAGCGCTGGCTGTGCTGTCATTGGATTTGGCCGTGATCAACGATCGAGTGAACCGCAGGATCAATGAGCCACGCACGATCCGTGCTCTGGCCTTGCGTGTCGGACGGCTGGCCTCAGCAACACCGATGATGATCGGGGTTGTCCTGGGTTCCCTGGTTTTCGACTCCCGATCCTGGATGGATAACGCGCTCTATGGATTCTTTCTGGTGGGCATCATCATCACCATGTGCCTTATTCACGGGCTGGCTGTCAGGAGATTCATGTTTCCATCTTGGTTTGCGTTGGTGTATATCGGAATAGGTTTGCTGTTCGGTTCTATCCATTGGCCAAAATAACACGGAGGATGCCATGAGCTTTGGAGACTATCTGGAGAATGAGCTGTTGGATCACGTTTGGGGAAACAGCGCCTACAGCGCGCCTGGGACGCTGTACGTGGGCCTGAGCACCACAGCCCCCACCGATGCTGGGGGCAACATCACCGAGCCGTCAGGGGCCAATGGATACGCAAGGGTGCCCGTGACAAACAACCTGACAAACTGGCCAGCCGCAGTGGGAGGCGCCAAGTCCAACGGGTTGGCGATCACCTTCCCCACGGCCACGGGTGGCTGGGGCACCGTGGGCTATTTCATCATCATGGATCTCGCCTCTGGCGGAAACATGATCGGGTATGGCTCCCTCACCAATCCCAAGACGATCGATTCTGGGGACACCGCGTCCTTTGCCATCGGGGATCTGGACATCACCCTGGATTGATAGGAGGCTGCCATGGCCCAGGGCCACACCCTGCTGATCTGGACGGCTGAGGCTGCACGGCCTCCAGCGTCCAATTTCGCCACGTTCGATCAGCGCAACGCTCACAACGTCCTGGACTTCGATGAGGCCACGGCTGAAACGTCTTTCTTTGGGAGCGTGCTCCCCAGGAGCTATGACGGAAACGGGATCGTGGCCACGATCATCTGGATGGCCACCTCAGCCACCACTGGAAACGTCAGGTGGGAGATGGCCTTTGAACGGCACCAGGATGAGGTGGACGATCTGGACGCTGACAGCTTTGCCACAGCCAAGGGGGCCACGGGCAGCGCACCCACCATCAATGGGTCCGTGCAGTATACTGAGATCTCATTCTCAAATTCCGAGCTTGACGGACTCCTCAAGGGTGAATCCTTCCGAGCGCTGGTGAGGCGCGCTGCGGCTGATGTGGCCGATACCATGACAGGTGACGCTGAGCTTCTCAGAGTGGAGCTGAGGGAGGCCCTGGCTCCTTAGGGGTGACCCGTGGCGAGGATATTTACCAACGCAGCCCAGCAATATCTGGCAGCTCCCAGCTCCACCGTCTTGAATTTGGGCACGGGTGATTTCACCGTGGCTGCCTGGGTTCTGCGCCCAGCCGTTGGACAGAATGACACCATCATCACGGGAAAAAGAAACTGGGATAATGGTACGGGCTGGGAGCTGAAAATCAGGGATGCTGGGAACCGCACGGTAAGATGGGATGTGCAAGGAACGCTTTCAGCTAGGCAGCGCGCTGAGGGTGCCATCCCTAACCTCAATGATGGAAACTGGCATCTCCTGATCGGACGGCGATCCGCAGCTGCCTTTGTGGACCTCTGGGCTGATAATGCCCTGATCAACACCAACAGCAACCCCACCTCAGGGAGCGTTGACAACGCTCTCAACTTCCACATCTCAGGGTCACCTGACACGCTTGTCCGATGCTTTGACGGCTGGATCGCGGAGGTGTCGATTTTCAGGCGCCTCCTGTCAACAGCCGAAATGACAGAGCTGTATCTGCGCTTTTCCGCCTATTTCAAAAGGCCCTCCGTGTGGTTCCCCCTCATTGGGCGCTATTCGCCCGAGCTTGATCTGTTCGGTGGATCCCTGGCCACCCTTTACAATGCCCCCACCACTGGTGCACACCTGCGCATCAGAGCCCCAACGATCGGGCAAGCTCCCTTTGCTGGGGAACAGCAAGCGCTCCAGGGCAGCATCGATGCAACGTCAACCCTCAGCGCGATCCTGGCAGGGAGCGTGCCAATCAGTGGAACGCTCACAGCTCAGAGCACCACGGCTGTCTACCTGTCACGCGATCGTGGGATCGCTGGGTCCTCCCAGGGCACAGCCACCCTTGACGCTGCGCTGGGCGCCTCTGTACCCATCAGCGCATCCTGCGATGGGGCGGGGCAGCTCCAGTGTTACCTTGAGCGGGATCGTGGCTTCACGTCCAGCTGCGCAGCCATGTCCAGCCTGTCAGCCTACCTCTCTGCCTGGGTTCCCTTGGCTGGGGACTGCCCAGCGCTCTCCGATCTGAATTGCTACCTGAGGCGCGATCGTGGCTTCTGGGCCTCGGTGGACGGGCAGGCTGCGCTCCAGGGATACCTGATCGCTGATGTGCCTATCGCTGGATCCCTCCACGGGCTGGGCCAGCTGGACGGTTACCCGAGCGCGCAATGGGCAATCGCTGGGATGCTGCACGGGGATGGGTCCGTGTTCTGTTTCCTCCGCGCCTCTGTTCCCATCAAGGCCGTTTGCGCTGGGGCTGGAGTCCTCCAGGGCAGGTTGGTCTCAGGCTCTGACATGGCAAGCTCCCTGCGCGCGGAGGCCATCCTCACAGGAGCGCTCAGTGCCAGCCTACCCATCGCGGGATCGTGCGATGCCACAGCCATCCTCCAGGCTGTCATCACGCGGATCCGTCAGGTGAGCGGATCCCTGGATGGCCAGGGTGACCTCACCGCACAGTGGATTTTCAGGCGCTCCCTCCGTGGACTTATTACAGGCCAGTCCGACGTGGACGGGCTGCTGTCCATCGCAGCCGCGCTCAATGGCTACATCGGATCCATGTCCTGGCTGTCTGGTAAGACAACATCACAGCTTGCCCTCAAGGCCAGCTGGGGTGGAGTCAGCTCCCTGAGCGCACGGCTGATGAGGGCCACACCGCTGAGCGGATCGCTGCCTTCCACTTCCGAGCTGGAGGCATTCATCAGGAGGCGTTACCAGATCGCTGGGCAGCTCCCCGGGCAAGGTGAAATCATCGGCACGCTGGGGGCAATCGTGCCAGTGCTGGGCAGCATCCATGGGGACTCAGCGCTGGATGCCCTGGCCCACTATGCCTGGACGCTGCGGGGATCAATGGTGGGTGCTGGCTACCTGCGCGGGATGCTACTCATCCCAGGCGAAATTGACACCACCTCCGTGGGTGGACGGATCCACTTCCTGGGGAACGGTGTGGGTGGGTGGATCAGGAGGATCGGGAGATGAGCGATACCTGCGAATTGACAGCGATCGATGATGTCAGCGTGTCCGTCACGCCTGCTGAGCAAAACATCAGCGTGGTGCGCGGCACTGACAACACCTTTGAAGCCATCCTCACCGATGGTGACGGGGAGCCTGTTGACATCAGCCTTGACACGATCGTGTTCACGGTGCGTGACAAGCCAGGGGGCACCGTGATGATCCAGATCAGCAACGCTCCAGGAACCCACAAGGACGGGCCAAGCGGGGTGACTGAGTTTGCGATCAGCAAGGCTGACATCACCAACGTGAGCGCGATCCGCTCCACGTTCTGGGTGTACGAAATCAGGCGGATCAGGCCTGGAGGGGCAGAGCACGTGCACATCCAAGGCCAATTCATAATCACCCCATCAGTGGGAGGGATCGATGGTGACTGATTGCAAGGCGATCATCAAGCTCCATGAGGGTGACCTCCTGCCCTTCCTGTTCTTTGAATGGGAGGACTCAGGATCGATCGTGGGCTACAGCTTCAAGCTCCACGTGCGCAGGGAGGATGGTGTCCGCTTCACGCGTGAGGCCGTCATTGATGATGACGGCACGTCCAGCGGAAACGGAGCGTTCCATTTCGAATGGCAGCTTGGTGATCTTGTCCGAGGCAGAGCCAACGCAGAGGTGGAGATGTGGAACCCTGACAGCAAAAACGAAACCTGGCCAGGGATGATCCTGGACGTGGTGGGAGACATATCATGACGGCAGATCGCAAGGTGACTATCAGAACCGTAACGGTGATCCGTGACAAGGTGCCCACCCCATCGGGCAATGATGGATATGTGCTCACGGAACTTGGTGGGCTGATGGCATGGGCAGAGCCATCCCCGGTTTCTGAGGTCACGCAGAGCGCGCTCCACCTGCGCGTTGATCCCGTATCAGGTTCGGACACGCCAACAGTTGACAGGCCTGCCAGGCTGTACGGTGGGGACTACACAGGCCATCCCTTTGCCACCATCCAGGCTGCCATCGATGCGCTCCCAAACCCGTGGAACGCAAGCTGCCAGATCACCCTTGCTCAGGGAGTGCACCCAGGGAACGTGACTATCAACAA